CCGGTGAAAGCAGTCCGTCGTTCCCGCGTTTGCTGTCGAGGAAAGCTTTAGCAGCTTCCCATACTTTAGCGCGTTTTTCACGCAGTTCCAGTATTTTGCTCATAATCAAATCCTCCTTACGGTTTTATTTGGGGTCCCCGCTAAATCGCAGATTTAGTGGGGTAAAAGTAGAAAAAGCCGCTTTTCAAGCGACTCAATTGGTGTTCCTTTTGGTTTCTCTTTTGGTTTAAGCTTTTGCAGGATGGAATTTGTTACTGCCTGCCTGCTGAAGATCATTCCTCCTGATACTTCAAATTCGGATGGGAATGATTCATCCTCCATAAACAAGATTCCATCGGCAAAGCCAAGTTCCACCGCTTTTCTTGCGTTAAACCAGCTTTCTGCATCCATTAGGTGCGATATTTTTGCCCTGGAAAGCCCGGTTTTCAGCTCATAAGCGTTGATGATGGATTCCTTTATTTCTTCCAGCATTGCGATGGCTTTCTCCATTTCCTCTGTATCACCGATGGCTATTGTCATTGGGTTGTGGATCATCATCATGCTGACAGGTGACATAAAGACGTCTCCTCCGGCCATGGCAATGACCGAAGCGGCACTGGCCGCAATACCGTCAATCTTTACGGTTACTTTGCCTTTGTAATCCATCAGCATGTTGTAAATTTGATTGGCTGCAAATATATCGCCGCCCGGGCTGTTGATCCAGATTGTTATATCACCCTCTCCGGACAACAGCTCTGATTTGAATTGTTTGGGAGTCACTTCGTCTCCCAGCCAGCTTTCTTCGGCTATTGGTCCATCAATATATAATGTCCGGCTGCCATCATCATTTTGTATCCAGTTCCAGAAACGGCGAACCGGCCTTGGTTTTTGTGACTTATTCATCTTTTTGATCCCTCCGTTTCAGCATTGGTTTTGCCTGCAAATGCACCTGCATCGGCAAGCTTGGTCATGTTACCGTTGATAAGATACAGATCACCGCCCAACTCCGCTGGGATCCGGTTCATGTCCTCAAGCTCGCGGATATCGTTAGCAGACATCCAGCCGTTCTGGCGAGCCACAGCATAGCCATTCATACGGCTTGCATAATCCCCGCGCAAAAGACCGTCTACATTAAACTTGACAAAGTATGTCCGCTTCTCTGATGGTAAAAGCAGCGCTTTTTGGAGAGCCTGTTCCCAGCGCACCACCCACGGGTCAAGCGTGTATTTGACAAATTCTAGAGACTGCTGCTCGATGTTTGAAAAGCTTGACTTTTCGAGGTCTCCCACCATATGAGGAGGTACTCGGAATATCCGAGCAATTTCGTTTATCTGGAATTTTCTTGTTTCCAGAAACTGCGCCTGTTCGGGTGGAATGCCGATGGGCTGGAACTTCATACCCTCTTCCAGAACTGCAATGCGGTGAGCGTTGGCACTGCCTTGGTAGACAGCGTTCCAACTTTCACGCACTTTTGCCGGATCCTTTAATACGCCGGGGTGTTCCAGAACGCCACCCGGATTTGCACCGTTGGCAAAAAAGGATGCACCATACTCTTCACAGGCAATAGCCATGCCTATGGCGTTCTTGGCCATAGCAATAGGGGAGTATCCGATCAGCCCGTCAAAACCGAGTCCTGGGATGTGAAGCACCTCGTCACTTCGCAGGTATATAAGGCCTGCTTTCGGATTTGTTCTGCTTTCATCACTGTCGCGTCGATAAGTGTAAAACAGTTCTCCGTTTGGAGCCCTGTCTACCGTCATTTTGTTTGGCAAAAGGGGATAAAGTGCCAGCACTCGTCCGGAACCGTCCCTGATAATCTGAGCGTAAGCATTTCCCCATAAAAGAAGATGACTCATCAGTGTTTCCCGGAACACGAATGAAGTCATCTCAGGGTTTGGCTCGTCATGTAGCAGGTAATACAGCGGGTGGGTCAACGCTTTTTCTTTGCCACCGTCTTCCTTGTACCGGTATACATGAAGCGGAAGCCCGGCGATGGCTTCTGCAAGTATCCTTACACAGGCATATACTGCAGTTGTCTGCATGGCCGTCCGCTCATTGACAGTCTTTCCGCTGGATGTGCCACCGAAGAAAAAGCTGTATGCGTTGCCGAACAGGCTGTTTTTCGGCTTGTCCCTTGCTTTGAACAAGCGGGAAAATATTCTCATAAGCATCACTCCTAAAAATGAGCATAAAAAAGGCACCTGTTGTTACCAGATGCCATTTTGCTTTATAAGATTGTAATTTAGTATTTAATATGGAAAGTATCTGTTTTAATCATATCAACTATCTTACTGATTTTTTCCCCTGAAAATATGCTGAACTTCTCTATGTTATCCATAATTGTTCGAGTATTTGTATACTCACCCACACTATCAGTTATTTGAATTGAAGCTTTTACTTTTTTCTTGGTAATCTTTCCATCATTATCAAAATCATAAACTTCTGTTTCAACATTTCTATTAATTCGCAATCCAGAACTAACATCATTTGGCGTAGTTCCATGGATAATTCTTGTACGATACATATTAGCTTCTTTATAAATTGGTTCATTCAGAATATCTTCCATGTATTGATATATATCATTGCGCTGAGATTTCAGTGTTTTCATAACTTTTGATCTAAATCTTAAATCTTCTTCATGCCCCATTTGATAGAATTCATTAAGTAATCCTACAACAGAATCCCAAATAGAAAACAACTTAAAATATACTGCTTCAGAAAAATATGAGAACCAATATCTTATAAGCCAGTCTTTTGGTTTAAATTTGGGCATATATTGAACCGATTCGCCATGTTCTCCTGGTGAAATAAACCAAGGATCATCGGGAATGCCTTTATCAAAATAATGTCTACATAATGCATAAGATACGTTTAATGTACCAACTTTATTGTTGTGTTGTCTAATATAGTTTTTGATATAGTTATCAAATACCATTTTCGACATAAAATCTTCAGCTACAGAAAATGAATCGGGGTCAATATACATTTTTTTGAACAAATATGAGTCTAAATATTTATCCCATTCTTCTTGAGACAGTAACTCAAAAGTATTATCTATTCTGTATTCCACATAAATCACCCATAGATTATAAATATATTGGTAATATCATGCAGTTATATAATTATTATATCATTGTTAATAAAAATGTTATAGTATTAATATACCTCGCTTATCATAAACCGAACCAAAACTCTCCCCGTCATGCCTTAATGCACGATCAAGGGCCATAATAAGCGCCACCGCACCATCTATTCTCTCGGTGGATTTTTCTTTATCAGGTTTTATGTTTCCGGCTGGATCGGTTTTGACATAGATATTGTCCATCATCCAGCGCAGTACCGGATGACCTCCATGAGCAATGCGCTCCTCCAATGTCAGCTTCATCAACTCTTTTGTAGGCGGCGACATATCTTTGAAACCCTGACCGAACGGAACAACCGTAAAGCCCAATGCTTCGAGGTTTTGCGTCATCTGAATTGCACCCCAGCGGTCAAAGGCTATTTCCTTAATGTTATATTTCATACCGAGCTCCTCAATAAAGGTCTCGATGAAACCGTAATGCACCACATTACCCTCAGTGGTATATAAAAAGCCCTGTCGCTCCCAGACATCATACGGCACATGATCTCTCCGCACACGCTGGTCGATATTTTCCTCCGGTATCCAGAAAAAAGGTAGTATCTGATATTTGTCCGATTCATCAAGCGGCGGAAACACCAGTACAAATGCGGTAATGTCGCTAGTAGATGACAGATCAAGTCCACCGTAACAGGTTCTGCCGCGCAATTCTTCCGCATCGACAGGAAATGCACACTTATCCCATTTGTCCATTGGCATCCAGCGCACCGATTGCTTCACCCACTGATTTAAGCGAAGCTGACGGAATAAGTTTTCCTCTGCGGGGTTTTGCTTGGCATTTTCACAAGCCACCCTCAGTTTTTCGATGTCAACTGTTATGCCTAGTGACGGATTAACCTTTCTCCATACCTTTTCACTTGTCCAGTCGTCGGTATCGGCTGCGCTGTAGATAACAGGGTAGAAAGTCGGGTCTATCTTGCGTCCCTGCAAAATATCCTCTGCCTTTTGATGCACTTCCCAGCAGATGGAATTGCGGTCGGTGCCAGCAGTTGTAATCAGGAAAAACAACGGCTGCTTCCTTGCATCGCCAGATCCGTGCAGCATTACATCATATAGATCCCGGTTTGGCTGGGCATGAAGTTCGTCAAATACCACACCATGGACGTTTAGCCCATGCTTCGTGTATGCCTCCGCTGAAAGCACCTGATAGAAACTGCCTAATGGTTTATATACCAGCCGCTTCTGCGACAGCATCGGTTTAATCCGGGACTTTAATGCCGAACACTGTTCCACCATTTCTACCGCAACGTCGAAAACGATGGATGCCTGCTGACGATCAGATGCACACCCGTAAACCTCTCCGCCATGCTCGAAATCACCGCAGGTCAGGTATAAAGCGATTGCCGCTGCAAGCTCGCTCTTTCCCTGCTTTTTAGGGATTTCTATATAAGCAGTGTTAAACTGTCGGTATCCGTTGGGTTTCAAGATGCCGAATATATCCCGGACAATCTGCTCCTGCCAGTCAATGAGTTCAAAAGGCATCCCATACCATTCGCCCTTGGTATGCTTCAGGCAGTTTATAAAAGTAACAGCGGCATCCGCCGCTTCCTTGTCGTATCGGGAACCTTCCGCCATAAACTTTGTTGGTTTATACCGTTTTAACTTCCGCAGCTTTGCCGCCTCCTTTCCTAAAGTTGAGCAAGAAAAAAGGAACCTCATGGACGAAGTTCCTCTCATTAGTGGATTTCTATGAAATCTGTTACGTTATTATCGTTATCGTTTGCCTGTCAGGATAAACTCGGCATATTCTTTCTTGTGTTCATTAAGAAATACCACCAATTCATAAAAACCATTTTTGTATGCCGCCTCCTGCACTCTTGGCAAGTCAAACATATTGCAGACACCGCTGTCCCGTATGGCAATAATCTGCCGATAAATCTTATCAGTAATCAGATTTTCGTTCTCCATGGCCTACACATCAGACTTCTCTGCCTGTGAAACCGAATCCCGCACCGCTCTATTGAGAACTGAAATATCAAAGCCCGCGTCTATATATCCCTGACGAATCACTTCGTAATAGTAACGACCCGGTGCCCCCAGTGGTCTGCCTTCATTCATGATATATACCATTGCAGACACCCACTGTCCTTTGAAACGCACCTTAACCGTTTCTTTACGGTATAAAAGCGGATAGCCTTCATATCGGTCCAGCGCTTCCTCATCATTAGGCATGATTCTCCAAAGCAGTACCGGTACACTTTCACCTTTTTGTTTTTCTATTGTCGCTACTGCGCCGCCATTCCCGCCTCGGAACAGCAGCCGATATCCTGTAAGTTTTGCACTCCCCAGCACCTTTGCCGTTGGACAGCGGTATGCCATCTGCCTTAAATTCAGGTTGCTTCCGTATGCTAAATATATGGTTCCTTTTTCTTTGCTCATCGTATCATCCTCCTTGTGTTTACCGCAGGCTAGGGGCGGCTCTGCGCCCCCAGCGCCCGGTTATCTATGCTGCCCGAAACCGCCATGCCGCGTTGCCATCGAGATGTTTGCAAAGGTGCTCCCGGCAGTTTTTGAACTCGTCACCAATAAGCCCTATGCGGTTGAGGTATGTCCGCATGGCAAATTTCTCGTTTTCAACCTGCGGCTTCTTGCTGGAAGCGCATTTTTGGCTCAGCGCCTGATGGTTTAGCGCAAGGGCAAGCACTATATAGCTTCTGATTTTCCCCGCGTGAAGCTCGCTGTTGAAACCGCGAAGTTCAATCGTCCCGTTGCCGTTAAAAAAGCTGTGCAGGTTGAGAAAATGGTACCTGCTATTGTGATAATGGGTGCTTCGGCTTTCGCTGTAACCCTCGTACCAGATGCTTTCAATCGCCGCCATGGTTTTAGGCCTGCGCCGGTTCATCTTTTCTACCAGCGCCGCATCCATCTTCTTGCAAAACCGCATCCTGTCCGGTGCAATCTGCAATGCCTTATAGAAAAGATCGTTCTTGCTGGCGATAATGTTGATAAAATTGCGGATGCTTCGCGGCGTGTGATTTGCCCCGTCTATATGGATATGGATTCCGCAGCTTGTGTTTGCAAAACCTCCCGCCTTGCGGAGCCTCCTTATCAATTCCTGCAGGGTTTCAATGTCCTCGCGGTATGTCAGTATCGGGCTTACCAGCTCAACGCTGTATTCCCGGCCTGCCGCTGCAACCCGGCCGCTTTCCTTTTTCTGAGTCCGAATGCTCCCGTCGCTCATGAATTTCCATATCCGTCCATCCGGTGCAATAACCTTTTGGGTATCGTAATAATCTCCGCTGGATTCAATCCTCCCTCCAAGAAAAGCTGCTGCAGTTTTTGCCGCCTGTTTCCTTGTAATACCTGTAAATTCTACCTCGATTCCGAATCTCGTTTCAAGCATTGCGCTTTCTCCTCGCTTTCTCTGTGTTTTTTGCCCTTTGGCAGTGTACATTAGGCCATTGAAAACACAGGATAGCAAGGCAATTCTGCGTGAGTTTCCACTGGATTTTGAACAATTTTAC